CCTTGGGATTTATCGCCAACGCCAATACCTGAATTGCCTGAAATTCTGAAGCAAGAAATTATGATGGTAGTTCAGCAAGGCATGGCAAATGGTTCGGATGCAGAAACAGCGCAAGAATTTGCAATGGAGACTAGAGATCGCCTAATGGGTGAGCTAGAAGATATTGCAAAAACTCGCGCTGAAGGTATGTCGGAAAAAATCGAAGATATATTGGTGGATGCCGGTTGGCGTACTGAATTCAGCGAATTCCTAGATGATCTAGTTACTTTCCCCTATGCAATTATCAAAGGTGTTGACTATGTTCAGCGCAAAAATATGCAGTGGGTTCAGGGTGAAGATGGTCAATTCCAGCCTATGATGAAAAAAACCATCATGCCTAGAGTAAGGCGGGTATCACCATTTGATTTTTACCCTGCGCCATCAGTAAGCAAAAGCCTTGATGGTAAGTGGGCGATAGAGCATCGCAGATTCACTCGTAAAGACCTTGCGGAAATACGCGGTGCATCTGGTTATAAGGCTGAAGAAATCGCCAAGGTGCTTAGCCAGTACGGAAGTGACGGATTAAAAGAGTGGGCATACAATGAAGGTGAGCGCGAACAGCTTGAAGGGCGCTCAAAAACATATAACTACGATGAAATTGATGCGCTTGAGTGGACCGGATCATTGGCGGGTCAATATTTAATTCAAAATGGTATGACTGAAGAGCAAATAACCGATGAATTTGAAGAGTATCAGGTTTCGATTACGGTAATTGGCAATTACACCATTCGCGCAATTGTTAATCCTGATCCATCTGGCGCACCTGACTATCACTGGGCATCATGGGAAGCATTACCGAACAGGTTTGATGGTAATTCACTGCCTGAATTGCTAGCCGATCAGCAGGATATGTGTAATGCCGCGGCAAGAGCGCTGGCTAATAACATGGGTATGGCTTCAGGGCCGCAAGTGTTTGTTGAAAAAGACAGGTTAGAAGATGGTGCTGACGCTACTTCAATGCACCCTTGGAAAATTTGGTACACCAACTCAAGCGAAAGTGGTGGTGGTCAAGGCATTGGGTTCTATCAGCCACAAAGCAATGCAAACGAGCTAATGACGATCTATGAGCGCTTTAGTAAGTATGCCGATGAAATTACTGGCCTGCCTAGCTACGCATACGGATCAGATAGCGGTGCTGGTGCGGCTAAGACTGCTTCTGGCTTGAGTATGCTTATGAATGCAGCAAGCAAAACGATTAAAGAGCTTGTGCGTACTGTTGACCTGAGAATTATTGAGCCGATTGTTACCAAGGCATTTAATATTGAAATGCTTGCCGGTGAAGATGATTCAATCAAAGGTGATGTGAAGATCAAGGCTAGAGGTAGTCAAGCGCTGTTGCATAAAGAGCAAATGGCAGTACGCAATATGGAAATACTTGGCATGACTAATAACCCAGTTGATCAGCAGATCATTGGCCCTGTTGGTCGCTTGGAAATGCTACGTGAAGCATTCAAGAGCCAAGATATATCAACTGACAACTTGCCGACTGAGCAAGAGCTAATGCAAGCGCTTCAGCCACCACCTCAACCTGAAGGTATGATGCCCGATGGTATGCCTCCTGAAGGCCCAATGCCTGCACAAGGTCCAATGTAAATGGCTAGTGACTTTAAAGTATTAAACAAGAATGAGCATATACGCTTATTAAAAGCCATGAGAACGATAAAAATATCTCATGGCGATGACTATGCAACGATTATTGATTGGCTTCAAAGGCTGCTTGATGATCAAGACAAGAAAAACCGTTCTACTGAGGCCGTAGCGTTACATCGCGGTCAAGGTAGGGCAAAACTCCTTGATGATTTAATCGGTAAGCTAACTGGTTGCGACCAGCTACTAGCCGACATTATCAAGGATCACCAAGGCTAGAAAATACCGAAAGGCTTTCTAGTTTTACTCATGCCGACATATTGTCGGTTTTTTTATGTCCTGAATACCAGTTTTAGGCTCGTAATGAATACCTAATAAATAGCTGACTCGGAGAAAAAGTAATGGCTAAACCTAATAAAGTAGCAGAAAACGCAACACAAGCTGATGATCTAATTAAGCAGTTAAACCAAGGCAACACTGAGGGCAGCGAATCAAACGCTATACCCAACGATGAAGCTTCGGCTAACGCTGAAAGCAGAGAAGAGCTTGCTGAAATACCTGAAAGCGCTAAAGCGCCTAAGACTTCAGAAAAAAGTCAAGACGACATCAAAAGCGAAAAAGCTTGGGAGCATAAATTTAAAGTGCTTGAAGGTAAGTATCGCAGTGAAGTGCCTAAGCTACAGGCTGAGATTAAAGCGCTTAATGAACGCCTACAATCTACACCTGATGAAGCAGTGATAAGACAGCAAATACTTAGTGAGCAATCGCAAAATAATAGCCAACCGGCTACTACTAGCGAGAGTGCCAGTTTAACGCAATTACGCGATGAATATGGCCCTGAGCTTATTGATGGTTTGCTTGGTGTGATGAAAGAGCAGGTTGCTCCATTGCAAAAATCTGTTAATCAAGTAGCTGAAAACAGTGTTGAAAGCGCAAAAGAGGCTAAGTACAGCATCTTACGGCAAAAGCTGGCGACACAAGGCGTTAATTTTGATGACGTTAATGCAAGTGAGGATTTTATAGGCTGGTTAAATTCTAGCCCTGATGATCCGTATATGCCCACGCAGCAACAAATTATGGGCAGCGCATTTGCAGCCAATGACTTTGACAAGGTTGTTGAAGTTTTTGTGAAATATGTAGGTTCGCTAACAAACGATTCTTCTAATCTACGCAGTAAAAGCCCCTTAGAAAACCATGCTGAAATGCAATCCAGTGCAGCGGTGGCAAGTTCATCGCCCACTGGTAGCAAAGTATGGACTAAGCAAGCTATCACTGAGTTTTACGCAAGTAAGCCTCCTGTTGGTGATAAGCGATTAGCTGAGTGGAAAAAGAAGGAAATTCAGTTATTTGCAGCACAGCCACAACAAGGCCAATAGCCTCGCTCAATGCTGCCTTACAAAAGGTAATTTATTATGGGTTATCCCACAAGCGGAGTTAATTACTCCAACACTGGCGCTAACAACACATCAAAATTCATCCCTGAAATTTGGAGTGGTAAGTTAGTTGAAAAATTTTACGATGCTACAGTCTTTAGCGAGATTGCTAACACTGACTATGAGGGAGAGATTAAATCGCATGGCGATAAAGTCTTAATCCGCACAGTGCCTAGCCTTGTGATCAACGACTACACCAAGGGTCAATCCTTGTCGTATCAAGCACCTGAAAGCCCGAATGTTGAGCTTGCTATCGACAAAGGTAAGTATTTTGCCTTTGAAGTGAAAAGTGTTGATAAGTATCAGTCTGATCTTAATTTGATGAACACATTTGCTGATGACGGTTCAGAGCAAATGCAAATTGCGATAGATACTGATGTGTTGTCTAACGTCTTTGGTGATGCAGATGCGGCTAACGCAGGCGCAGAAGCAGGCCGTAAATCAGGCAACATTAACTTAGGTGTCGGTGGCGCACCTTTAGTATTAACTAAAGATAACGTGCTAGATACGCTGGTTGATTATGCAACTGTACTGGATGAGCAAAACATACCAAGCACTAATCGCTGGGTTGTATTGCCACCTACCATTTGCGGCTTGATCAAAAAGTCTGAGCTAAAAGATGCTTCATTAGCTGGTGACAACGAAAGCATCATGCGTAATGGTCGATTGGGAATGATTGACCGATTTACCATTTACAGCTCAAACAACTTGAATGTTGATAGTGGTAATACTGACGTTATGTTTGGTCATAAGGCAGCAATCACTTTTGCTTCACAAATCACTGAAATGGAAACCATCCCGAACCAAAACGATTTTGGTGAGTTGGTGCGTTCACTTCAGGTTTATGGTTATGAAGTAATCAAGGGCGATGCCTTGGGTCACTCGGTTGTAACTACAACTGTCACTTAGTAGTGGCATCAAATAAAGGGGGGCATTGCGCCCCTCTTTTTTCATAATCAAGAGGCAAAAAATATGTCTAATTTACCAACGCATTATCGGTTTAAAAATGGCCGAGTAGTAAAAGCTAATGATCAAATGCACAAACGGGCGGCAAGCAGGGGTTATCAACCAGCGCACGATCCAGCAATAACTGATGAAGTAGCAGAGCCAGCAGTGAAGCCAGCAGCTAAGAAAAAAGCGGCTAAGAAACCAGCTAAAAAAGAGCGTACTGTTCATGCTGAAGTAGAAGAAGCGCCAGCAGTAGAAGTTAAAGCATCTAGCAAACCATCGGATTAGATAATTATGGGCAGCAAAAAGGTAGTTGATGTACTTATGGGTGCTAATAGTCTGCTCAATGATTACGATGTTGAGCGCTGGCCGTTAGCTGATCTACTAAATTGGTATAACGATGCACAGCGAGCCATTGTAGTAAGGCGACCTGACGCAAGCGCTGTTACCAATCAATTTCTTTGTCAAAGAAGAGCATTACAGCATTTGCCTACGACTGGCATTCGCTTGCTTGACGTAGTTCAAAACCATATTAGCGGTAGAGTTATTACGCTAATGGATGTGAATATATTGGATCAGCATGATAGAGAGTGGCGTAACGCCCAAGGCATTGGCAATAACGATGATGTTGAGCATTACACTTACGATGATCGGCTCCCAAAAGAATTCTATCTATACCCAGTGCCAACGGCAGGCCATGAAATTGAAATTAGCTATACGGTTGTGCCGCAAGAGGTGGTTATTGCTGATTTTTCTACCGATGATCAATCAATTGAGCTTGATGATGTTTACGTTAATCCGTTAATTGATTACATAGTGTACAAGGCATTGATCAAAGATTCTGAGCATTCGGCAAATATGCAAGTGGCCGGCAGTATGTTCAATTCGTTTAGAGTTGGCTTAGGTGAAAAGCTTGAGGCAGATGGCGCAAGCAGCCCAACAATGAAAGGTGCAAACTAATGGCGTTTATTAAAGACCTTGTTGTGATGGTTCAGCCGTATGTCGGTGATTGCCCATCAATGATTATCGAACAGCAACTAAATTTAGCTGCGCGTGATTTCTTCCAACGCTCGCGCACATGGCATTTTGAAAGCGACCTGAACATCATTGAGGGTGACACTACGGTTTACCTGCCAGTGGGCGGTGAAGAAGAGCTAGTTGATCTTAATTATGTTCGTATTAACGGTAATGATCTAAAGCCTTTTTGGAATCCTGATGATCTATGTGGCGATGATAAGCGGGGCTTACCTGAAAATTATGCAGTTGATGGCGAGCAAATAAAAATAACTCCCCATAGTGACGCGGCATACATTGTTCGTATTCGCCTTGCCCTGAAGCCATCATTTCAAGCTAAAGAAATACCTGATGCACAATTGTATCGCTGGGGTGAAGCCATCCAGTACCTAGCAATCGCTAATCTGGTGACTATGCCTATGAAAGATTGGACCAATGGCGAT